GACGGTTCAATCAGCACCGGGACCCCCGACGGGACGCACCTCGATACGGGGTGGGTCGTCAAGACGCCAGGTGAAATCGGGGAACCGATCATCATAAGCAATTGGGGACAGGCCGCAGCGTCGGGATCCGGCGGCGACACCTCGAACCTGATGCAGAAAGATTTCAGCAACGCCACCGGAGCGCTCGGCGTGGCCAACGGCGGAACTGGCGCAACCACTGCGGAACAGGCCCGCACCAACCTCGGCGCAGCCGCCGCCGGAGCGTAGGAGGTACTACATGAATCCGACTTTTGAACAGGCCAAGCGCTACGGCTTTATCTTCCCGGGCGCCCGCATGTGGGCAACCCCGGAGAACCGCGCCCGCATTGCGCAGGACGCCGCGCTCATCACTACTCCGAACACGACCGTCCCCGCCGAGCTTCTGGCGTATATCGACCCGATGGTCATCGAAATCCTGACCGCGCCCCGGCGCGCCCGCGAAATCTTCGGCGAAGAGAAGAAGGGCGACTGGACGACCCCGTACATGAAGTGGCGCGTCGACGAAATGACCGGAAAGACCGAGCCGTATTCCGACTATGCCAACGGCACGACTTCGGGCGTGAACTCCGAATGGCAGACCCGCGTGCAGTACGTCTTCCAGACGTCCATCACCTACGGCGACTTTGAAGTGGACATGTCGAGCACGGCGAAAGTCAACCTCGCTGCCTCCAAGCAGCGCGCGGCGGCCAACGTCATCGACATCGACCAGAACCGTTTCTACCTGCTCGGCGTCGCCGGGAAGGAAATCTACGGTATCCTCAACGATCCGAACCTCCCTGCTGCGATCACCGCAGGGGCCACGGGCACGGGCGGCTCCACGAAATGGGCCGACAAGACCACGGTGCAGATCTACAATGACGTCCTCGCCCTGTTCGCGCAGCTTTCCGAGCAGTCCAGCGGCCTCATTGACAAGGACACGCCCCTCAAGCTCTGCCTCTCCCCCGAACTGGCCGTTCGCCTCGGAGCGGCTAACCCT